AAATACAGCGACAAGTTAAAGAAAAGAACAATTACTAATTTAGATTTAATGGAAATATCAATGGTAACGTTTCCAATGAATCCAAAAGCTAAAATTACCAAAGTAAAATTAGCTGAAATGAATGTAAGAGAGATAGAGCATTACTTGCGTGATGTAGGTCTAATGTCTAGTTCTACTGCAAAACAAAGTGCCAATGTACTATATAAATCATTCAACCATGCGGAGAATGAGCAACGTGATGTTGTTGATAGTCTGAAACACTTAACAGATACAATTAAATATTAACGGAGATTATTATGAGTGAAGAAATCAAATCTGTTATAGACAATTTGAATTCTACGTTTGAATCTTTCAAACAAGAGAATACAAAACGTCTTGACGAAGTTGAAAAGAAAGGCTCTGCTAGTGCCGAACTTGAAAGCAAAGTTGATGCTATGGCTGATGACATCACAAAGATGGCTGAACAAAAGCAACAAATTGAGTTGACAAAGAAAGCATTAGAAGAAGCAGAAGTAAAATTAGATAACCTTGAAACTGTTTTAGCAAGACCAGAAACAGGTTTGAACACAAAAGAAGTTGGTGTTCAAATGAAAGCATTTTCTAATATGTTAAGAAAAGGCGAAAAAGAGCTAGATGAGATGGAACGTAAAGCACTTTATGAGTCAGACGATACTTTAGGTGGCTATTATGCACCAGAAGAGTATGTTGCTGATTTAATTAAGTCAGTAACAGAAATCTCACCATTACGTTCTGTTGCAAGAGTAAGAACTACATCTAACAGAGGGATTGAGATTCCAAAAAGAACTGGTCAGTTTGCTGCTACATTTGTTAATGAAACAGCAACAAGAACTGAAACAACTGGATATCAAACAGGCTTAATGCAGATTGATGCACATGAGCTTTATGCTATGGTGGATATCAGTCAGGCATTGTTAGAAGATTCTGCTTTTGATTTAGAAAGTGAAATGTCTACAGAGTTTGGAGAGCAGTTTGCAAAAAGAGAAGGTACTGCATTTATATCTGGAAATGGTGTAGGTCAACCACAAGGTATAACATTCGCTGGTGCTGGAGTTGCTGCTGTAAATTCTGGAAGTGGAACAGTTTTAACTGCAAATGGTTTACTAGACCTTATGTACTCTATTAAATCTGATTACATGACTAATGCTAATTTTGTGATGAACAGAAGCTCTTTAGCAGCAGTGTTGAAATTAGAGGATACAGAAGGACAAAAAATCTTTGTGCAAGGTATGTCTTATGTTGGTGCAGCACCAAGTACAATCTTAGGGAAGCCGTACATTTTAGCTGAAGATATGCCAGATGTAGGAAGTGGCACAAAACCAGTTGCTTATGGAGATTTCTCAAGAGCCTATACAATCGTTGACAGAGTGAATCTTTCAGTAATGAGAGATCCGTACTCAGTTGCGACTGCTGGGAATATACGTTATATCGCCAGACGTAGAGTTGGCGGAGCTGTAGTTCTTGCGGAAGCAATAGCACTACAAAATATTTCAGCATAATATAGGAGATTAATTATGAGAGATTTAGCTAATAGAGTAGTACAGACAGCAGTTTTAGCTCCTGTAGTTCAAAACGCAACAGTAACATCTGCTGCGATTGACCTAGAAGGTTTTAACTCTGCTATGATATCAGTAGCCACAGGTGTGGAAGGTGTAACACTTAGTGGCTCTGTATTCTGGACTTTTATTCTTCAACATTCTGATGATGACTCAACTTACACAGTTGTTAGTTCTAGTAAAGATGTTACAGATGGAAGTATTGATGCCAATGGTATTTTCTTAACACTTAATGACAATGCAGAAACTCCACAAGTTTCAGGCATTGGTTATATCGGTGGCAAGAGATATCTGAAGGTCGTTACAACAAAAAATGGAACTATGTCTACAGGAACACCAATAAGTGTGAACTGTGTCAAAGGTAATGCCATTGATGCTGGAGATGTAACAACTACTTTTGTATAGGTAGTTATTAAGTTTGTGGGGAGTGGTTTTGATTGCTCATTGTCTGCTCCTCACTCTTATATTGATTAGATAGTGTTTGTAAAATATTATGTAATGAATAACGGAGATAATTATGAAAATTAAAATGTTGGTAGATGCCAAAGGCTCGGCAAATATTTCTGGCAATGCGATTAAGCAATACAATAAAGACGAGATCATTGCATGTAATGAAGCATGGCAAGTAGATTTAGCT